GAGTCGGGGAATCCCAACCCGACAAGTCCACCATCTTTGTAACCGGGGAATTCGCCTGTCTCGTTCACTGCGAGAAGCCGTTTAAGTCCGGCCTTCTTAACAGATTCCTTCTTGATCACAACTTCGCCGGGCATAACCCATGCGGGGACAGTGTCGGCATTCGTGTCTCCCCATACCGCAGGGTCAACGTAACCACCCGCAGCGATAGCGAAGTTCCGGCCACCCCTACTAGCGTGAGGGATCGGGGGTAGACCGGTAGCTCCGCGGATCGGGTCCAGAGCCGCGGCCAACGAAATCCCGTACTCGTTCGCGATCCGGGTCACTTCGTCTTCCCCGACACCCAACTGATCCGTCAAGGCTTTCATGGTCGACTTACCACCGGTCGCCATGATGATCGTCGAGATGGCCATGGCTTTCTGCAAGTCCCGGGCCATGATGTCGGACTCTGCGGTCATAGCCCTGTTCGTCAACCGGGCAAGTTCGACAGCCTTCGCGTTCAGTTCAGTCAACGCCCTCTCGGACTGGTTGACAGAGTCGATGAAATGCTGACCCTGGTTGTTCACCATCTGTTCGAGCAGCGGGCCAGCCTGCGCCGGTCCGGCTTCGATTGTCCGTGCGATCAAACTCGGGTCGTAACCCATCTCGATCGCCTTACGAATGTTCTCCGCGAACTCTTCACCGTCGTCGATCATGGTCTTGTACCACTTCAGGATCTCCCCGCCCGTAACCTCCACCTTGTCACCAAGCGCGGCCACGACATCCTGTTGAGACGACCAAGCCTCCCCGACCTTCTTAGCGAACTCGGCCGCGGCGTTAGCCGTTTCCATGATCCGACCGGCTTCGGCTTCGAATTCCTCGCCGGCCAGACCGGCAAGACGGTTCATCTCGTCTTGTGTGGCCTGGACCTGTCCAAGCCCCCACAACGTCTCAGCCGTAGCTTTCTTGCTTGCCTCGACGGTCTCACGGATCGCTTCGGCCTGTTTCTTCTGCCCCTTCTCGGTTTTGCTACTCAGTTCCTCTACCTTGAAACCCTGCTCAGATACGGCCTTGTTTGCCTCATCCCAGGTCATGCCGGTCTCATGCGACACCTGCTTAACGACTTCGATGTAGCCGCCGTACTCAGCCTGCAAATCCTTTAGCAGCTTCTCTTGTTCCTTTAGACCCTTGAGGTCGTCGTAGCCAAGAGCCCGCATCGCCTTGTCCGCACTGGACATATCTTCGTTCAGTTCTTTCTGTTTCTTCTGAACTGATTCGATGGCACCGGCGAAGTCCTGGTATTTGAACTGGACCTCGGAGAACCGTTCGTTTGCTACGTCGAACCCGTCCATCCATTCGTCAACGCCCTTCCGCCCAGCGGAAACAAGTTTCTTCTCTTCCTGTGCGATCATCACGAACGTCCCGGCCACGGCGGCAGCCGCAACGCCAAGCAGGACCATCGGGTTGACCATCGCCGTGATGGCAGCCGCACCGCCTACGATGCCCTCCGTAGCGAACGCAGCGGATACGGCATAGGCACCCGCCGCAATCGACTGGAGTGTGGCCACCACTCCGGAAGCGGCCATAGCGTCCCTCGCGTACAGGGCCTTCAAGGCGAGCACATCGAACGCTCCACCGGCCGCGAAGATGGCCGCGATCATTTGCACGCCGTAGAAGGCAGCAACCGCGGCTAGTACCTCTTTGTGTTCGACAAGGAGCCCGGTAGTAGCAACCAGAGCGGACGATATTCCGTTCAGTGCTTCTATCAAACCAACAGCGACAAGAGCCCCGAACGCTGCCGCAACAGGTTCAACAACGTCGGCCAGGTCTCCGAATAGAACCTTGGTGTTGTCAAGTAACGGACGAAGGTTCCTGAAGAACGGTTCCAGCCGGTCCCGCCCCTCTCTACCAAGGTCAACGAGTTCGTTAGTGAACCCTTTGACTTCCTTGATACCGTCACGAATGTAGGGAAGGACCGTGGTCCCCACAGTCACGGCGAAAGCCATCACGTTATTCTTGACTATCGCGACTTGCGCGGAAGTTGATTTCATTTGCTCACGGAACGTGGCTTGCATCGCGCCGCCGTCCCGCTGAGCGTCGTTCATTGACTTCTGAACCTTGTTGTAGTTCTCGCCCTCAGCGGACATCAACGCGAGCGCGCCACGAGCCGCCCGGATCTCCGGGAAATACCGCAGCAAGACCTCGATGTTGCCGCCCGTGATTTCGCGCAGTTTCTCCATGGTGCCGTGCAACCCGAGGGTCTTCAGCATCGACACACCGGACTCGTAACCCAACGCGCTAATCGACGCTGACAGGGCGTCCGACGGATCGATCAGCCCTTGCAACGTCCGGTTCATCGACGTGGCCGCTTCGTCAGCCGAGATCCCAGACAGGGTCATCGTCGCGATACCTGCGGTCAGGTCTTCAATGTTGACACCGGCCGCGGCTGCGGTACCGACAACGCTACCGATAGCGCCAGCGAGTTCTTCGAACGACATCACACCGACATTGACGCCCTGGAAGAGGACGTTACCGACCCGGTTAGCCTCTTCGGCTTCCAACCCGTACGCGTTCAAGACGGCGGTGATGGCCTTCGCGGACGTCGCCGTGTCGGACATGCCCGCCGACGCCGCCTTGGCGGATGCCTCTAGGACCATCATGCCCTTCTCGGCCTGGAAGCCGGAGGAGGCGATGTCGTACAACCCTTCGGCCAGCGTGTTCGCTGATTGAGGGAACTGTTTCGACATGTCCAGGACAGCCTGGTTTTGTGCTCTGAACGCTTGCTCGGACAGATGCGAGATCGAATTGACGTTCCGCATCCGTGTTTCAAACGAAGCCGCTGCGGCGACCGCCGTCCCGAGCGAGACTGCTACAGCGAGAATCCCGGCCTTAGTGGCAACAGCGGCGACCTTGCCCATCTTTTCCAGGCCAGTCGCGCTAGACCCGACGCGCTTGTCGAACGAATCGACCTCGTGTGCCGCCATGGCTATCTGCGAACGGAACGACGTGGTGTTAGCACTCAACACCACAGCGATGTTTCGCAGGTTCACGGTTCGTCCTCTACCTGTTCATCGTCGGGGGCGAGGACCAACGTGCCAAGCGGTTTCATCGTAACGTACAGGCCAACCGACCCTTCCTCTATCGCGCGCTGAGCCCGAGCGATCTCCATGCACCCCTGGCACTCCTCAACTGAGGCGTACCACATCGGTTCTTCCAAGGGTCGCCCTTCGTCATCGAACCAGTCGTCGTGACGTGTCCCGCAAGGTGGGTGGCGTTCGTTCAACCAACGTTCGTACGCGACCACGTAGGCGCGGTCGACCTCCGTCCAACGTTGTTTCCCGCCGCTGAAATGCGAGTGCGAGATGCCGTATTCACGGCAGATCCTCAACTCTTCCCGTAGCTGATGATCTGCGGCTATCCGTTTCCCAGGTCACCGACCTCATGTTGGGTCCCGTTCGCGAAGATGCACGCCTGAGTCAGGTCGCCGATCTCAGCGTCGTTCCACTCACCAGCGTTCTCGTCGAACATCCTAAGGATCATGTCGTCGGTTACGGGCATCAGCACCTCGTGCCCGTCGTCGTCGGTCTCCGCGATGTGGAGACATTCACGGAACGCGGCTTGAGGGAATGTGTCAACGTCGAACGGCATACCGATCCCTTCCCGTTGCGCTTCCCGTTTCTGTTCTTTCGTGGGCGGGTACTTCGCCTTCAGTTCCTTCCATCGGGTCTTACCGATCGACAACGCGACGAACTTGATGGAATTGTCTCGCACCTCCTGTTCGGCGTCTTCGATGTCGAGCAGGACACCGTCGAGTTCGGTTTGCACGTTCGGGTCGCGTTGAAGTCGCGCCGTCAGGTTCTCTCGACGACGACGCAACTCAACGAGACGTCCGGCCTGTTCGGGGTCGAGCGGGATGTACCGCTCTTGCCGCATCGGCTTCTTCTCTGCGATCCGACCGGATACAGACTTCTTAGGTGATGGCATGCGAGGACCAACTTTCGTTTGATGGACCGCCCGGAAGGCGGAACGGATGGTTCTGGAGAATCAGGCGATGACCGCTGCGGTGGTCGACGGAGGAGCCGACGGGGTCAGAGTGCAGATCCACTTGGCGGCAACAGCATCGGACCCGTACATACGGGCAGGACCGGCCGACACGATCGGCCACACCTCGCACTTCTCCGCCGCAGCCGGAGCAGCACCGGCGATCCCCCGGTAGAAGATCACGATGTAACCCGCTGTGCCCTTCGCGAGAGCGGCGTAGTTCGTGTCGGTACCGGTACGCGGTTCGTAGAACGTCAGAGACGAATCGTCCGACGTGTCATCACCGGGGATGGTCGACGTGAACGTGGAATCCATGTCCGGCGTAGCGATGGGAGTGTTCTTGAACGAGAACCCGGCCATGTCAGCCAGGTTCCCACCGGCACTCAGGCTGGTAGCTGCGGCCATCTCGGCGACGGTTGGGGTGGCCTTGATCGCGATGGTCAGTGCCAGGTACACCTTCGTGATGCCCTTGCGGTAATACGCTCCGGTAGGCATCAGCTACCTCCCGGCTTCGGAGCGGCACCGGACGCGTCGACCAGCACCGGCGAGGGATCGGCGGATGCGGTCTTTGGGATCTCGACCCAGCCAAGATCCGACCACACCTCGTTGAACGCCTCACGGGTGACACGCCGGGGCGGGACACCGTCAGGCTGATCTACCTTCGAGTGGCGGACCGAAATCCACTCCTCGCTTTCCGGCAGTTCAGATTTGGATGGGGAAGGCATCGCAAGTTCTCACATTCAGCCGACGGAAACGTAATAGGACGAATTGACTTCGTAGGTGCCAGGCGCATCAGACGAAACGGCACCGAACAGAGCAACCCGTCTGTCCACAATGTAGCCGCTACCCTGCGGCGTCATCGGATACGTGAACGCACCCGACGCGGAACGCCCAACCATGATCAACCGGGCCTGTTCGTCTCCCCACTCCGCTTGCTTGCGGGTAAGGCCAACGGCCCGGATCTGATACTCAAGATCAACGGTCTCGTACCAATCCGACATCGAAGGTTCCCCGCTCGCCGTAGCGACCGGATAGACCACGTAGTACAGCCTTGTTGGTCTCCCTGCCCCGTCGGTCACGTTCGGCGGGGCGTTCACGATGCCAACGGGATCGGGAGCCCGGTTAGCCGCCGCGGCTTGCGCGGCGAACCCTGCAACCAACGTCGCTTCGACCGCGTCCGTAACTCTGACCGTGCTCAGCGTGCTTGTCATAGCTTGTGGATGATCCCTCCGACCGCTGCCGCGTAGGCACCTTCGATCTTGGACAGAGCCGGGCGAAAGTGCGCAAAAGGTGGTTGTTCGTAGTGCCGTCCCAAACTGTCCACCCCGTGGAATCCGAGTTCCAGTCTGGGTCCCTGCGGGCGGGTCGTTCCGACGGTACCGATGACGGACCCGGCGCGCCGTTCCGTCTCGCCTGTGATTGACCTCCGGTAGTCTCCGGTTGGTGTCCGAGGACCAGGATGACCGGAGGCGTGCGCTTTCACTGACGTGGTCAGCAATCCGACGTACATCCGTGTGACCGTGTAGGCGTCACGGTCGGCTTCCAACGAGACTTTCTGCCAACGGTCCGCTATCTGCGTGGCCCCTCTGACTGTGATCGATGCCAGACCGGCCATCAGTCCGGACCTCGAGTCCGTTCCACGGCGATGAACACACGGGCAGGGGTCACCGCGCCGCCGAGTACAGAGTGCATTTTGAACTGTCGACCTAACAGACCCGGGTCCGACTGCGGGAACTCCGAGTGGACAACTTCAGCGATGGCACCGACCCCGACGTCTGTCGGTGCGTCCAACGGAACCCAGATTTCGTAGGGGGTCGAACTGAACTGGGCGCCATCCACGATCTGCAACCCGATCGACCTGACAGACGACACCGGAGAAACGAACGCCCTGCCACCCACACCGGACGGATGGGCCAACGGCCTCCCGCCGTCCCCGACGCTGAGTTCGTCGTACACCAACTGGTCATCGTCTAACGGCTTCCACACCTGACCGGTCTGGTAGTCGAACGTATCGTCGGCCACACCTTCCGGGTCGAACTGGACTCTCAACCCGACAACCATAAGTTTCGATTCGATAGCCCGCCGTCCGGCACGGAGCAGGTCACGGGTAGCCACGATCGGCAGCCTACTTGACTAAGGGCTGATCCTCTGAGCTAACCCGCGGAGCGCACGGAGCGCAGCCGGGCCGACATCCTCGGACATGTCGCCCTCTTCCAACATCATCTTCGTCAACTGTTCCCCATCCACAGCGGCAAGGAACTCGGATACGTCGATACCAGGCGTGGCAAAGCGAACGTTCGTGTACCCGGACCAGAACGCGGTATCCCTGTCGACCGCCCCCGGGACCATTTCGAGAACGATCGTCGGCACGTCGTTCCCGACCCGGTCCAAACGCCACGCTGACACCGACGCAGTGACGTCCACACCGTCAATCAAAATCACGTTCTCGCCCAGTTCGATCACAGCCACAGAACCCGATGCTACTCGGCGAGGGGGTTGACAAGCGTGACATCGTCAAGTCATGGCTACCGAACCCGAACCGCTAGAAGCGTTGTACGTACCCTCCGATGTCCGGACCTTCATCCGCAAGCCGTCCAACATCTGGCCCAAACCGGAACGTCTGGTAGCAAACGGTGTAGACGCGGTCCAATGGCGGAACCACTGGCTAGTCGCCCATACCGAAGCCGACGAACTCACGGCCGTGTTCGGCCCGACCGAGCGCACCACCGGCTACAAGTTGCGGCCCGGTACGAGCATCCCGAACGTGGACCTTCCTAGCACGACCAGCGGGTTCTACGATCCCGAGTACTGCGAGCCTGATTCCGGTCTGGTCAACAGGAAGTGGGAGGACGTGTACGACCGAGTCACCGACTCGTACACACCAGACCCGAAGACGTGGACGGTGAACGCCCGAGAGGTCGCGTGGGGTCTGGATCATCCGGAGTTGGTCAACGACCTGACCTGGCAACCGACCCCGACAGCGTACGGTGACGACGTACTTGCACTGTGGCGCAGCGGATATCTGGACGGTTGCAAACGGTGGATCTACACGACCATCGACGAGCTTAAGATACCCGGGGTGGAAGTACTGGCAAGCTCCGACGTGTTCCACGTGCGGGCAATGATTCCCGGCAAGACGCAGCGGGCGGCCACGTTCACGGCGGCCGGTCGCAAGCGGCGGGCGACCGTTGACAAGCCGTTGTGGACGACGTTCAGGCTGTCACCGAAGATCCCGACGCGTGTCGCCGGAACCGACCTACTCGACGCTTCGCTGAAGCTACGCAAGGTCGTTGCAGAGTTAGAAGCGGACATCCGTGAGGTTGGCGCCGTGGCCTGTGAGCGGTGTGACGGGAAGGGTTGGCGTGCGAAGGGGAAGGGCGCCCTTTGAAAAATGACAAGCGTCCCGTCGACCGAGTACGCGATATCTACTGGAGCGTGAATCTCTGCCTGGCGATCCTCTGCGCGATCTTCCTTGTTGAGATCGTCGGCGAGATCCGAGCGTTGTCGGAGCATCGCGAAGACAGATCGCATGATCAGATGTGCGAGGCGTTCGCCAAGTCAGATTATCCGATGCCCGACTCGTGTCGCTGACAAAGAACCCTGAGATTTCTCGCGACGATTCAGGATGGGTGTTCCCTATAAGGTCACAGACCTACAACCGGCGACTGAAACTTTCTCTTGACGAATCGTCGGAACGGGCGCATGGTGTTCACATGACCTCCACCACGAAGCCCAACCTGGACACCGCAACCTTCATCTCCTTCACCCTGGTCACCGATACCCGGGTCTACGAAATCGTCCGCCGCACCGCCAAGTCGATCTACGTCCGCCCCGCCAAGGACGGCGGCGAACCGATCAAGGACATGAGCGTTGACGGCGCCACGTCCCCCGGATGCCCCCCGGTCGTCTGGACCCCGCAGGTTTCCGACCCCGACGCCGACACGATCCGCCTCGGACTCCGCAAGGACGGCACCTACCGCACCGCCCTGTGGGCCAGCCCCCTCCGCCCCTGCCCCGAGTTCGACGGCAAGCCCTGCCGCCGCACCGACTACCGGTTCTGACGAAACAAACGCTTGACGAATGGAGGTCATAGGTTCATGATCGACCTATGACCTCCACAGCTTCCCTCACTGGTATCACCTCCGAGTCGGGCGAGTGCGACCGCTGCGGGCGGGAACTCGGACGGATCTACGAAGTCCGCCACCCCGACGGGACCACCGGCACCTACGGCCGGAAGTGCTGCGCCGTCGTCACCGGATATAAGGCCAACCGGATCGAAGCCCTGGCCGCTCAAGCCGCTCGGATAGCCGCAGCGGAAGCGACCCGAGCATACCGATACGAGATCATCACGGCAGAGTTCCCCCAAGCCCCTGCCCCGGGTGAGTGGCCGACGCAGACAGTCACCGACGAATGCGTCGGCAATGACTCCCTGTGGAACGGTCGGGGGACGCCCCGATGGGCCGACTGGCGAGCGATGATGCGGGAAGCCGCTTAACCGACAGCATGAACGGCGTCGGCTTCCCGGTCTTCCCGGGGGGCCTGCGCCTTCTTTGCTGCGCGCTCGGACGTGATGTCCGGCCGCGGGCCCGCGGCGCGACGGCAACGTGGATGGCTGATGGGGTACGACTGGACCGTTCCCCGTTCCACGATCAGACCGTTAGCAAGAGTCGTGTCGTCGTGAGAGCTAAGCCCACAGTCCGGGCCGTCGAACAGTTCCCACCACTGGACGTCTGGCGCGCCGTCCAGGGTGCCACGGTTGAACGCCAGAGCGGTCTTCGTGCGAATGACCATCTCTGAGTACTCGGCGAGCCCGTGACGCGCACCGTTCGCGTATCGAACCGCGGCGATGCCTCTTTCCCGGAGCATCTTGGCCATGATGTCCCGTGCCGCGCCCTGAGCGGTGTTCTCGACAACGGTCGACTCTGCCGCGATCTTCGCGGCTTCGGCGATCACCCGTTTCGTGTCCGCCCGCACGTAGCGGGTCGCTTCTAGGAGGTCGTGGAACAGGTCGTCAGCGAGACGGATAGCGGCGCGCCGGTTCACAGGTTCGGATGGGCCTGCGGTCATAGCGAACCCGGAGAGGTACGGGTCGTGCCCTTTGCCGCTGTCGAACCAGCGGGCTGTTCGAATATCGAGGCGTTGCATCTCGTCTTCGATGGTTTTCCGCATGGTTAACAGCCGGTCGAGACGGGCGGTACGGACAGGATCTCCCGCGGCGAGTCGTTCCTGTTCAGCCATGACGCGTGCCCACGCGTCTTCGTACATCTTGACCAGTGGGTCTTGACGGTCGTGGGCTGCGAGTGCTTCAGCGCGAGCATTCACGACGGCGACCCTTGACAGGCTTGACGAATCGGTTCATCATCGGTTCATGACCTCCACCGCTGCGAAGACATCCCGAATCCCAGACCGATACGCCAGCCAGGGAGCCGTACGCCAGAACGGCGGCAACCTCCCGCTCTACACCTGCAACGCCTGCGGGGGAGAAGTTGTGTGGGCCGAGTCCAAGAGGACCGGACGCAAGTACCTGTGCACGGTCCGGAAGGGCTACCACGGGCAGCGGTACTACGTTGGTGCCGACGTGCACCCCCGGGACTGCGCCGAACAGCGGGCCGCACGGGACGCAGAATACGAGGCGATCGTAACGGCTCAGGAGTTGTCCGCCGATTACGTGACCCGCATCCAGGCAGCCCGGAAGTCGGGAAACCTGGAACTTGCCGACCGGCTTCTCGACGAGTGGAGCGACCTCGACTAGCGCGGGGCTACCCGTCACCTTCGGAAGCCGACCCTACGAACTCTCTGAGTGGCCATGGCACCGAACCCGGTCGTCTCGCCCGCTTCGTCGTCCCAACCCAAATCCGGGGGGGACCCTTCCAGACGGATCAGTTCGCCCTGTAACGCGGTGATGTTCGCTGCGGCGTTCTGCGTGTACTGACCGCCCGCGCCGAACGATGCGGGGTCGATCTCGAACTCGGTGAGGCGGCGCCTCAGGATTCCCCACACAAGCGCCCGGAGCGAACCGGCAAACTCGTAATCCGCGTTCAACTGAGCGTCGGACGGTTCGTCCCCCACCCAATTGCGGACCGTGTACAGGGAACCCTGAGACAGAGCCATCCGCGTCAGCTACCGGCCACGCTGCCGGACGCCTTCGCTGCCCGACCTTCCTTCGTGCGCCCGTCGAGCCGCGCCTGTTCCTCCGCGACGTCCACGTTCGCGCCCGCGTTGTGGAGACTGATCGCACGGGCAACCAGTTCCTTCGACGGGTTCCGGGGAAGACCCTTCCCGGGTTCGATCCCGAGTGCCTTCGCCTGCCGCAGAAACTCGCGCATCTGCTCATCAGCGTTGACGTACAGGTCGTCCTCTTCGTCCCCGGTCTCGACCCGCCACGCGTTCGGGTTCGTGATCAGCTTCGCGTGCTCGTCGGACGGCGTGTCCCCGTCGTAGTAAACGACCCCCTCCGGGGAGTTCTCGTCCGGTGCGAGATGGACCGTGCCCACCAGAACCTTTTTGCTTCCTGCCATCTTGTGCGTCCTCCTTTAGGACAGATTGCCGGACGGACAGACGGTCCTCGCGAAAGCCCGCCCGTCCGGCAAACCAGGGTTCAGCCGACTTCGGCCGTGATGTGAGCGTTGATGTCCCCGAGCAGAGGCAAGGCGATACCGACACCCTTCGTGAACGTCTGGACCGGGCTTTCGTTGTGGTAGATCGCAGCGACGACACCGGATACGTCCTCGCGGGCGAGGAAACCCCGTTCGAGAAGCGTGACAGCCTCAGCGGTGACCCCGTACAGGGTCTCGCCAAGCTGCCCGACGCCAGGTTCCGGCATCATCAGGATCTTCGTAGCCGGGATCAGCGGCGTCAGGGTCCCGTCGATACGGGCCTTCTCGTCGAAAATCTCGATCAACGGGAGACCTTCGGAGAGAAGGATGTCGTTGATCGTGTCGAGGTTGATCCTGGCCGGTGTGGTCCCGTTCGACGCGGCCATACCGCGAAGCTCGGCGTTGACCGCGAGAGCGGACAGCTTGGCCCGTGGCATGAGAATCCGAGCGGCGGGGTTGCTGTCCGTCGCGAGGACGGTCTGCCAGGCCAACAGGTTCGTGAGCGGCACCGCTGTAGCGGCGTTCGCGACGGTCCACGCGATAGCCGCGGTGACCTTGTGGGTGGACGGCATGGAGAAATCGATGGTCTGGTTGACCCCGTTCTCCAACAGGGTGATGATCCCGTCAACGAGAAGGTCACCCTGAGCTACGGCGACACGGCCGTAGACGGAACGGATGACGAGTTCCACGTCGTCGTAGATCGTGTTCAGGACCGGCGAGTTGCTACCTGCATCGACGGCACGGAGGCGTAGGCGCTCCTCCTCGCCGAGCATGATCTGCTGCTCCAGGGGGAGCAGTTCGCCCGACTTGATGCTGAAGCCCTGACGGCCCAGGAACGGGCCGGACGTGTCGAACGCACGGTCT